CTTGAACGCTTCACCTAACATTTCTGTTGTTGTATTTGAGTTAGCTTGTGCATAAGATAGTACGTCTGCCATACGTCCTGCTTGGTCAGCCTCTAATCCGAATGCAGTTAAATAATCAGTTACCAAATCGGATGCTTGTGCTAAATCCATTCCAGACGCTGCCGCCAAGTTCAGTACTCCAGGTAAACCTGCTGCCGATTGTTGAGCATCCCAACCCGCCAGTGCCATATATCCTAACGCATCGGCTGCCTCACTTGCACTAAAAACTGTGGATGCACCCATCTGTTTTGCAGTATCTTCCAATAATTTTAAGTCACTACCAGTAGCTCCTGATAATGCTTTTACTTTTGACATTGAATGTTCGAATGTCATCTGAGTTTTAACAACACTTGCTCCTAAGGCCATTACTGGAGCAGTTACTCCTGCTGTAAGAGCAGTACCTACACTTGACAAACTTTCCCCAGTAGCCTTTAAGCCACTAAAGCTACTTTGTGTCTGATTTACTTGCTCAACTGCTCTATTTAGATTACTATTAAAATCACTCATTTCCAATTTTAGGTGAGCAACTATGCTCCCTAAATCTACACCAGCCATATTATTCACCACCTTCATATAATTAAAAAACAGTAGAACCTTCGTCCTACTGTTTATTTTATTAGCTCATCAGTAAATCTAAACCAGGATTTTTATTTTTAGTTTTACTTTCAATTTCATCTTCTCTAAATATTGGTTTTTTAGTTTTGCCTTCTTTGTCAGGTTGCATCATATTGTATAGATATGTAGCTGCCTCATCTATACAGTAACGACCATACACATCATCTTCATCTATACCTAATAAATCACTAGGTCTACATCCAAAGGTCTTAGCAGTAGAAATAACATTTAATATTCTTCTACTTTCGAATAGAGGGTATGGCAGCATTTACATTTCCTTGTGCCTCGGCCATTATTTGCATTTTCTGAGTATCTGTTATTACATCTTTAATTTCTTCAAACGTAGGTTCCACCAAACTTTGTTCACATACTAAATCTATTATTTCCATTATATCTTTTATTTTATTCTCATCTTGTTCAAATAATTCCATTGGTTTATCTTTTCCAGTTCGTTCAAATAAATCATTTACTGTTCCTAAAAGATTATTTGGAAGTTTTCCACTCATCAAAAGATTTAATAGACTAGCTGGTTTTATTCTTACTGCTATTTTCTCACCAGGTTCAAATCCATCTATTTCTATTATTCTAGTTGCCTTTTTTCTAAATTCTCTTGCACTTATTACTTTTAACTCACTCATTGTATTCTCCTCCTATATACTTATATTATTTTCCTGGTGATGGGTCAGCAGGTAACTCATCAACAAATTCTATTTCTTTTATTGGTAGATTAGCTTTTGTATTTTCTCTAGCTTTTATTTCAAACTCAGGAGCAAAGAATCCATCTCCTACAGTCATTGTAGGGAATTTTCCTGTACATTTATTCAATGTTACTTTAGCGTAGTTAACAATTGAGTCTCCGCTATAGTTAGCAACATATAAGTCTAGTTTAAATGGTTTTGCTACGTTTCCTTCACTCATCATTGGAGTTGATAATTTTTTAGTACCTGATGTAGTTCCGTCTTCTACTTTATAACCAGCTACAAGTCCTGCCATTGTGTCATCAAATTGATTGTCTGTTAGTTTTATGTCATATCCATAAATTAAGTCCTCAGTTCTAACAACTGCTAATATACTAACATCATTTCTTAGTATATCCTCTTCGCCTTCGCTAAGCACCGGTTCTAATTCAGCCTTTTGTGCAGTTTTGATATGAGCCACAACTCCTTCAGTTTTAGCTGCTCCTGTAGTTGGGTCAAGTTCAGTTATTACTGCCTTTTTAATATTATACAATATAGCCATTTTATTTTCCTCCTATTCATTATAATTAAAAATTACTGGTGTTCTACAAGTTATAGAACACACATAACATCTTAAATCTTGGTCATACATATCGTCGCTCATGTCGTGCGTGATTTCAATGCCAGCTAAATATAACGCTTTTCTAACTTTGTTTCTCAACGTATCTAGTTGTAGAGGGCTATGTGGAGTATAGATATATATAATCCAGTTATCCCATCCACAAAGGGTATTATCAAAACTTTGGTTAGCGCTTGTTCTCATTATTATTGCAGTATCTTCTGTGATACGTGCAGGACGGTCATGTACTGGCACTGTTCTCAACACGTCTTTTATTACATTATATATATTAAGTCTCGCACTCATTTTTTAACCCTCCTCACTAAAACAAGTTGCGTATCATGCCTTTAAAATTACTTATCTCACTGTCTCTTGCTTTTTCTAATATCTGATATTTACCATCAAAGTCAGCTCGTGTCTCTAAGTAATAACCATAGTAAACACCATGCTTAATACTAATATCTAAGTCGTTCTCAGTTACTTTATATTCACCTTTCAATTTATTTTGTGCTGTCTTAGTTCTATTTGTCCAAGGGTGATTAGCTTTCGCATATGTCTGCATATTCTTACTAATGGTACTACCTACTACCTTTAACTCAGCCTGCATTGTTTTATCAAAGTTTTTTATTTTGTCATTAAATTCTTTAGTATCGAATGTTATTGTATTAGCCATCTAAATCAATCCTTTCCAATGAAACTTGATAAAGTAGATTATAATGTACCACATTAATGATTTCTAATACTTTATAGTAAGCATTATCATAAACTATAAAGTCATCTTCTTGTAATGGAAAATCTTTTACATATGTAGCATAAAGTGTAGCATATGAATAACCTTTTATAATACCTTGGTCATTATTAGTTATACTTTTACTTCTGCCACTGGAACTGTTATCTATTACACATTGTAAATCTTGTACATGAACCATTTCTTCTTTTAATACTTTACATCCCATTGCATCCACTTCATATATATCCCTATATATTGGTACTTGATAACCATAATTATTTATGGCACTCTGTACCTTCTTAATTACTCCAGCCTGTATTGTTTGTCTATTGCTCATCTACTCTACGTGGCACCTTTCCAGTTATGGAGGTCGCTTTTCCGCCGTTTATGTCTTTGTTGTATTGGTCTAAGAACATCTTGGCCATATTGTTCCACATATCAGCACTGTTCTTTATTGTTATGGCACCAATTGTGATTTCATCTGCACTCGCTTTAGCTAAACAACATATATAGGCCAATTGATATATATTATCATACATAACCGCCATTGCCATTAGTTGTTCATCTGTAAATGTAGGATATTGGTCTTCCATTATCAAGACTTTTAGTTGGTCAATATTTACCACGCAACCCACCTCCTATAAAAAAATTGAGTAGGCTAAGCTGTATTGTTAGCCTTGCCTACTCTGTATATATAAGGGAATACAATGAGCTATTTAATTATGCGCTAATATCAACTTTATTACTTACATCTATTACAGCGCAGTTATCTATTGCTTCAAATGAAGGTATCATAACACAAGAAACAACAGTAACAACTTGAACTGGATGTTTTTCTTTGAATGTAGTTACAGTAGTACCATAAGCTGCTTGAGCAACTTGAGCATCTGTTCCTGACATTAAGTCAGATGCTTCAGGAGTAGTACCATATACAGTATTTCCTAAGTTTCCACTTGGCATTAATACAACTTTATTATCAGGTATTAATGTTACTTGTTCAGTAGCATGTGCTAAACCTGTTCCATGGTCTAGTTTACCGAATTTTTTACTATATACATAAATTGATATTCCAGTTACTTGTTCAATGAATGCTTTCTTTTGTTGTTCACTAACAAAGTAGTGCATTGTAGAATCGTCTGGATACATCATCTTTTGAACTGTATCACAGTTTATCATATTTAAAAATGTGTTTCTATTCATTACTGCTCTTGAAGGTCTTATACCTGTTTTAAGTTCCATATCATCACATATGTCTATAAGGTCTCTAACTGGGTCAGCAGTAGTTTTACTAGCTGGTAACCATTTATCTCTAATAGCTTTGTATAAGTTTGTCATACCATAATCATATACATAACGAGCTCTACCATCTGCACTAGCTACATCTATTTTACCATCTACCATTAATTGACATCTCATTATTTCAGCTTGTACTCTAGCACCTTCTATTAATCTAGCAGCTTCATCAAATATTTTTCTAATAAGTGGTAGTGCCACTGTATTATCGGGATGAGCTAATAATAAGTTTAATTGTTGTCTATCTTTTTCACCAATTCTCATAGCTTCTCTAAAGAATGCCATTTCAGTAGCAACTGCTTCAAA